CTAAAGCTGTTTGACCAGTAATAACTGCTGGATCAAGATCACTTGCAACTACTGCTTTGTTAGCTGGTTTGTTACCTATATATGCCATAAATTAATCCTATGTAATTTCCATTATTGATAGTGTTCCAGAAAGTTTGTCTGCTACTGAACAATCTATTTGTATTTTGTCTCCAGCTTCTAATACAACTTTTCCACCAGATAAAAGCTCTAATGAACTTCCAGATGGAATTGTTACATCTTTAACTAACATTGATGTGCCATTAGCTACATTGTTAGCTCCACCTCTATTAGATGTTGTAGAAACTAATTCTACTTCAGCAGTAACTGCTGTTGAGTGAATATTTGCAAGTACCAATCCTAATACAACTGTTGTCGTACTAGATGCTACTGTGTACATAACATAAGGAGTCCCAGCACTAGCTGGTTCTGCTGCAAATGTTACTGTTTTAAATGTGTTTGCCATTTATTATTTTCTCCTTATTGTTAATTAACCTAAAGCTATTGCTAAAGCTGTTGGATCGTCTGTTACATATCCAGCACTATTTAAATATGTTTTAACATCTGACATAGCTACTTGTACCATAGTACCAGCATCATTTACAACTAATCTATCAGCATCTGCTAAAGTTGTTGCAGTAGCACTTGTATCACCATCTATTTTATTTAATTCTGTTGCAGTAGAAGTTACTGCTACATTTTCATTTATTTTTGGTGAAGTTAAAGTTTTGTTTGTTAAAGTTTGTGTTCCAGAAAGTGTAGCAACTGTTGAATCAATTGCTATTGTTCCAGAAGATGTAATTGCACCTCCAGATAAACCAGTACCAGCAGTTATAGAGGTTACTGTTCCAACATTTTGTGGAGTAATTGTTGTAAAAGTAATTGAGTCAGAACCTAATGATGCTGTGTTATTTGTAGTGCATAAAAATATTTTATCATTATTAACTGAACCTTGATTAACAACAACCATTTGACCAGATAATTCTGAAATAGAATTAAATTGTGTATCTCTTGATGCTGCACCAGCACCAGATCCTACTGCAGTATATAAACCATTTTCAGATGCTGTACTTTGATTTTTTAATAAAACTCTATCTCCTGCAACAAGTGTAACACCATCTATTGTATCTCCAGCTTCAAGACCAGATGAAATTGCTACATTAGCAGTAGATGCACACTCTGCAATAATTCTAGTTCTTAATCCAGCAACTGCATCATCAACATAAGTTGTTGCAGCCTTGGCATCTAATTGAGTTTGAGCATTAGATGATAAAGTATTAATGTATTGAAATTCTGCATTTGTAACTGTTCCATTTGCAATCTTAGTTGCATCTATTGCAGCACTTGAATTAATATCTGCATTAACAATAGAGTCATCTACAATTTTAGATGAGTTTACAGAACTTGCTGCAAGTTTAGCAAGAGTTATTTGTGCATCTGCTATATGAGCAGTATCAATTGAGCCATCAGTATAATGTTCTGAGTCTATTGCATCATCAACTATTTTTGCACCATTAACTGAGTCTGCTGCTAAATGAGCAAGATCTATACTTCCATCAACATAATGTTCTGAATCTATTTGATCATCTGCTATTTTAGCATTTGTAATTTGATCTGCTGCAATATGAGCTGTGTCTATAGAACCATCTGTAATATGTTCACTATCAATAGCATCATCAGCAATTTTAGCTCCAGTAATTATATCTGCTGCTAAATGTTCTGCATCTATTGATGCATCTACATATTGATCACTATCAATACTGTTTACAGACATATGAGCTAAGTCAATACTTCCATCTACATACTGATCAGAGTCTATAGAATTAACTGCCATTTTAGCAACTGTTATTGCATCATCTACTATATTAGCTGTTGCTATAACACCAGTAGGTATTGAGTTATTTGTTTTTGCTAATACACCAATATGTACACTTGTAATAGCTTCACTAGATAAAGATCCTGAATCCCAAGTTACATTAACTGTAGTATTTGTTGAAAAAGATGTACTAGATATAGTACCATATATTGTGCCTGGCGTTGATGCTACAACTTTAACTCTACGTCCAGCATGATAAATAGCTGTTACATTAGCTCCATCAATTGTAAATGATGTGCTTGATGCGTAAGTAGCTGTGTAAGTACCTGCACCATCACCATATTCAATCCATTCAGCTTCATTATAATGCTGTCTAATATCTGCCATAACACTTCTAAAAGCATTATTAATATTAGATGGTAGCATTCCTTCAGCAACTGAAACTGAATTAGTTCCTGTAGCTGTATTGTTTGCTGATGTTGTATCGTATTTACCTAAAAATGTTCCTGCCATAATTTATCCTTACTCCATAAACCAAACGAAAGCTTTATCGCTTTCACTATTATTTTTATTTACTAATGTATTAATTGCTTCTTCAATTTGTCTTTGAAAAAATTCTTGTGTTTCCATAGAATATCTAACATTATCTATATCTGTTGAATCACTCATTATCTATATCCTGCTTTTGATGCAACAATATCAATTCCTTGTGCATGTTTAAATGTTGTTCCTGAAGCTATTTTTACATTAGCTCTTATGTATCTACCTGATTGTCTAACAGGATTGATACCACTATCTACCATAGAAGATGAACTAGACTCTGTTTCTGTGTTTGCTAATCTTTCTCTAGTTTTTACAGTAACTGTTGCTTCTGCATCTACTATTGGTCTAACTCCTTGAATATTTGTTCTAGCTCCTGGAAATCCTTCTATCTCAGCTGTTTCTATTTCACATTCATTTGAGTTTCCTGAAAAGATTGCAGCTTTAAATTCGTTATCTATTCCACCTAAAAACATTTGTCCACCATCCCAATAATCTGTATCTAAAGCAGCATTAATATCTTCAAGATTTTGAGATATAATATCCATTAATTCTACTGTATAAGCTCCTACAAATTGTGGAAAAATTTGACTAGCATTTGTTTTTGCTAAAGACCATTTTTGTGTAGCATAATTATATATAATCACTCTATCACAAGTACCTGTTGTATTAGAAGTATTATTAACTGATGGGTACAACCACATAGCTAATGTATTAAAAGGGTCTGTTGCTGCTACTATTCTATCAGCATATGCTTTATTTAAATCAGCATCAAAAAATCTATTAACTTTTTCTACTCCAATACCTACTACGTTATCACCTTGTATTTCATAAAATCCATCATCAGCATAAAAAAATACACGTCTATTATCTTGACAAACTGTTCTTCCGTATACTGCTCCTCTGTTTGGAGATATAACTGACAGTCTAAATACTGTTGCTCCACCAACATAGTCCATACGAACTATTTGATTTTGTCTAAATACATAACCTACTTCTCCAGAAGTTATAGCTACAATTTTACCACCTGATCCTGGAAGGTCTTGGAAGTCTGATTGTTTACCTGACCATACTGTTATGTCATTAATACCAGACCATTGAATTCTGTTTGTTGCTCCACTAATATTACCTGTAACTAAGAAATCCCTAATAACTCCAGAGACTCTAAACAAAGGACAAGTTCCTGCAGTTTGAATTGATGTAAGATCAGCAAAATTAGTTGATGTTCCCATTAAAAAAAATTGAGCTGCATCTACTCCATTACTTGCAATTACGTATTCACCAAATTGTGTGAATGTCCAATAGTCATCATCATCTCCTGTTAAACTTCCTTTACGAGAAGTAAAAGCTCCTGATGCTAATTGATATATATCTGTTTTAGTTGCTACAAAATTAAATACAGCATTAGAGTTATCTCTAAATGAACCTGAACCATGAGCATCTTTTGTAGTTGTTGATGTACCTGAATATGATACTAATGATGGAAATCTTTTATAAGATCCCAAAGCATGATAAACATTAGTTGCTACGTTAGCACCTTTCATACCATGTGCAGGTTGATCAGGTAGCCATTCTCCAAAAGGTATTTGCATTATTTTCCTACTTTTTTAACAGCTTTTTTGTGAGCTTTATTAAAACTTAAACCAGCTTTCATATCTTTAATCATCATATTCATATGTTTTTTAGAATGATGAGCTGATGCTTTTTTTAATTGTTTTCTTTCTTTTTTATCAATCATTATCTAGCTCTATAAAATGATAAATCTGTTTGTACATCTGTTCTTTGTTGAACAGGTGCTCCACCATAAGAATCTTGTTTGTCATTATTTTCGCATCTTTCCATAGCTGCAATATACATCTGTAACCATTGTTGTACTTGGTTAGGATCTATACCACCTAAAAAGTTAGCTGCATGATATAATGAACCATATAAATATATTCCTGGATGATTATTTAAAATGTAATTTGTTGTATTAGAATCGCTAAGAGCTCCAAAACTTTTATAATATGATAAGTACCCAGTATAAGCAGAATCAGGGGAAGGCCCAAAACGTAAAGTTTCTGTTTCATTATCACTTTCAATTGTATAGACTCTAGGTCTAGCAGTTGTTGATCCAGCTTTAATCTCAAACATATTATGTGGAGTTATATATTCCAAAGCATATTTGGTACTAGCTGATAGTATATAAAAAGATCTTACACCTATAAAACCAGTAGGAACAGATTCTGTTTCAGAATCTATTGTAATAGCATCTATTTGTTCCATCTGTCGTATTCTTAGTTTAGCATTAAAGTCAGCTTCAGTTAGTGCAATAAAATCTGCAATTTGAGTTGTCAAATCAGATCTATTTAACCAATCTGCTATAGATGATTTTAATCCTGAAAATGTTGTTAATGCCATTATAAATTTCCTTCAGCTGTTCTAAAATATCTAAACTCATTACTGTTTAGTTTAGTTCTCATAATTTTTCTTTGTATATCTTTAGGTAATTGAAACCAGTTATTAGTTCCATTATATTCTTTAGCCCATATAGAAAGTATTAAAGGTGGTATACTTGCCACTCTTTTCATTTCTTTAGCACCAGAAATATAACCAGAGTCGTGATTGTATAATGCTTTATTTCTTTTTAATAAAGGGTTTACATCTTGAGAGTTATTAATAGTTAATTGACCATCAGACTCTTGGATGTATTTAGTCTTTACACCTGCATCATATTCAACTGATCTTATTTTACCCATAAATTATTCAGTTAGTTCTGTAACGTATAATTCTCCATCTGATCCACCAATTCTTAATACACCTATTTTTTCTCCAGCTGATACTTTAATAATTTCAACTTCATCTGCTGGTAATAATGGTGTAGTAACTGCAGCTGTTGGAGTTACACCTACTGCTATGTGACAAGCAATAGTACTAACTACTCTAATATATTCTGTTCCATCTGTAAAAGCATCACTTCTAGTGTTTGATGATCCTGAAGTTAATTTAAGTGTAACTCCATGTCTTAATCCATAGTTCATGTTTTGTTCCTTTTGTTAGGGGATGTTGCCATCCCCATAATTAATTATCTTCTTATAACGTAAGTGATTTCCA